TGAAGTACTGGCCATCATGGCCACGTAAAGGCTTCACCTCACTGGACGAAGCCCGGCAATGGGTAAAGCGTTTCATCGACTGGTATTGCCACGCCCATCGTCACAGCGGCATCCAATTCGTGACCCCGGCTCAGCGGCACCAAGGGCTGGATAAAATCTTGCTGGCGAAGCGCCATCTGGTCTATCAAGCGGCTCGCACCGCACGGCCAGAACGCTGGCAAGGAGAGACACGAAATTGGGCCTGGAACGATGCGGTTCAGCTCAATCCGGATCGACCGATTACGCAGGAGAAAACCGATAATTTATTGGCTGCATAAATCGTAAAATTATCTCAACACCTTTGACAATCGCCGGCCGGGGCCGGCTGGCCGTTGGTCTCTGCGTTCAGCGTTTGATGTTCATAGTCGATCACCATGGGGTTGGATTGCTGGGCAGCCTGGGCCATCACCGCGTTGGCTTGCTCGGGGCAGCAGACCCATTCCGTGCACGCGGCTTGCGAGCCCGGTCGGCCGTCCTTGGCTTTGAAGCGGCCAGCGGGCAGCAACTGGACCGTCTTGCCAGTGCGGTCGGTGAGTTCGAGGGTCAGGGCCGCGAGGGCCGTACGATTGCTAGCCATGCCGCCATTTTGGTGGGCGGCGCTGAAGGGGGGGAGTTGATCGGTGTCAGTACGTAGAGCGCACCTGTACCCCGCGCGCAACGTGTTTAATAACCTCTAGAGGCTATATTTTAAATAAGCTATTGATATTTTATTGTTGGTGAAATATTAATCTAATCGTGTGGATCACAACTCAACATTTATCTGCAATATAAACCTCGGAGAACTATGCATGCGCGACTTCAATAATGGTGGAGATATCACCGTTGGCGGCGACTTCAATATCATCGACCACTCGCAAAATGAGTTTATTCCTCTTACCCACTGCACGAGTCAGCACCTCAAGGAACGTGAGCTTCCGTTCAGGCTTGAGAACCTTAAGCGTGAATTCTGGGCGAAGGTTAGCCGTCTCAAGTACATTTTTTTGCTGGCCGCAGCTTTGTTCGCGGGGTCTGCTATCTGGGCGCAGCTCAATGGCCAGAAGGACCTGGCGAGCATTTTTATGCAGCTCGGCTCACTGATTGTTGCCGCCATGGGAGTAAAGGGCGTCTTCGAGCCCAACGAGTTTGAACGCCGTGAACGCGCGGCAGTGCATGAGATACGGATGATTCTCCGGTCCCGCCGCGACGAATAACGTCTGTGCTCTCTTAGCTTCGCGATGGGCAGCTTAAAGGCAGTTAGGCCTTTCCTGCCCCTATGCCTCCCGACGATTGCAACATTGTGGCTAATGCTCGCGCGTTAACGGCCTCTTAACGCCCCTTCCGCCGCTTGCAAGCATACTTTCCCGCGCGCACCGGGACAAAGCCGCTACAGCGGTTTTTCGCCCTTTCTTCAGTATCCCCCGGTGATACGTCGAAGATAGTCAACCACCGCCGTTTCGATTAGCACTTCTTCCGTATCCGTCAGCATCAAGAACGGTCGTGCCGGAATCTTTGAGCCAGGATGGTTCACGCGCTTGGCGAAACGCCCATTGAACGCCAGCGCCTTGGCGTTCTTGGCCTCGATCACATGGGGCTTGGTCTCGCCGCCGAAGTTCTGGATGGCGGCATAAACCACATTGGTGCCGACCTCGGCCGTGTCCGTACTGGCGGCCTGGCTGATGCTGGCGGCCAGGCGCCCCGAGCGCTGCAGGATCTTGACCGAGCCGGCGGCGCGCTGGCCGATCTTGATGCTCCAGGCGCCGTTCTTGAACTTGCCGCGTTCCGACTTGAGTTTGTCCCTCACGCGTTGCTGCAGCGTTTCCGGTTTCAGCCCCAACCAGCGTGGCCGTCCCTCCATCGCAAAATTTTCCTCGACGGCATTGCCCATGATCGCGGCGATGGCCTGCATGGCCGGCGTGGCGTCTTTCGAGGCGGCGCCGAGGCGTTGCAAGACATCGACCACGCCATCGGTTTGAAATTCAAGGTCAATCATGCCTATACTCCAATCCATGCTGATGGCAGTCGCACAAGCTCCCGATCTGATGCGTCCAAAGGAACTGCCCAGCGGCCCTACCGTGAATCGGCGCGGTAGGGCCTTTCATTTCCGGTACTGTAAATAGCCGTCGCGCTGTTTTTCGATATAGCGTCGGCGCGCTCCCGGCCCTCGGCTTTCATTCGCCATCATCGTCGTCGAGCCGCTCCAGCCGTCCTGCCCCAATTCAAAAACACTCAGGCCATATTGCGGGCCGTCCTGGCCGTCGATTTGCCACGTCTTGATGTAGCGTCGCTTCAGTAGCCATTTGCCTGGCGTGTCGCGCCGCTCTTCCCAACGTAGCCAGATCTCATCCGGGGTTTTGACCGCCTGGGCCAACAAGCGCATATAGGGGCCGCGCCCGTCTTTGTCCGCTTTCCAGCTACCGTCGCCCGTCTTGAACAGATCGTCGGAGATCACCAGTGGGGCACCGGACGCGTCCTGGATGACCTTGGACTGGCCGAGGCTAACGCCGAACTCCTGCAGGAAGGCCTGGGCGTAGGCCGGCTTATCCAGATCGGCCGGCAGCAGTTCCGATGCCGGTACCGACGTCGGCTGTGGCAAGTTCGGCAGCTCGATGCCCTTGGGGAAGGTACGCGGCAAGGAGTCGAGCAGTGGCGGCGTGAACGGCTTCTGCCATTCGCGGCCGGGGTTACAGCCGAAACCGGGATCGGGCGTGACCAGCTTGCCGGTGATCGGACTCTTGTAGCCGATGGCGGGCTGAGTCTGGCCATCGCGTCCTACGGACTGCTCGACCTTCTCCAGGCGATCGCCACTACCAGCAGCATCCCGATCTTCGCGGCTGAGTTCGCGTGCCATGCGCGTGCGTACGCGGCAGCGGCAGTTGTGGCCATTGGGTGGGTAGAAGGTCGCCCAGAACGGATCGTCGTAGCGGTAGACAGTGCCGGACAGCGCTGCGTGCGCCGGCCGCGTCCGGTTGTCGAGCACCGCGACGTACTCCCAGTACGGATGGCTGTCGACCTGGGCCATCTGCGTCGCGTAGCGCCCCGCCATATAGGCCGACTGCAGGTTGGTCCTGAAGATCGTATCGAGCCGGCGCGGCGTCAGACGCTTGCCGTGGATCTCGCCAGTGTCCTCGTCGACCACGCGGCCGCGTCCGAACCAGCCCTTGCGCTCCAGTGTCGGGATCAGCGCGTCCTTGAACTGTTGTAGAGTCTGGCCGTTCTTTAACGCCTCGGCCAGCGTGTTGCGGATGTCCTGCAACACGTCGACCTTCATCACCCCGGCCACGGTGAAGGCGCGCGCATGGGCTTCGGCGGCTACGTCCTGCCAGTTGAAGCCGAGCACATAGCCTTTGGACTCGAAGTAGGCGACCGCCTCTTTCGGTTCGAGTCCGATCGCGTAGCCGAGATCAATGCCCGCCATTCACCCGTCCCCACAGGTCGGCGACGAACAGGGCACGTGCCAAAAGAGTCGCCACGGTCTCGTCATCCATGGACGGTTGCGCGGCCAGCAACGCCTCGATCGCCGCGTCCGGCGTCTCGCCGGCCTTGAGCGCGGTGATGACCGGCGCCAGCAAGGTGTCCATGCCGGCGGCGAGCGTGGCGTGAGGGAGGGAGTCGGCCGCCTGGTCGAGTGCGTGCTGGTCGGGGTAGACGATCTCGCCGTGGTCGTTGCTCATCACGGCGCGATAGCGCGGCAGCTGTGCACGCGCTTGCGTTTGGCCAGGCTTAACCGGTAGTGGCCGTTCCTCCGGTGGCAAAGCCATGATCGGCTGCGGAATGGTCAGCAATTCGTCGCCGTCCTCGGCCTCGGGGATAGACAGCTTCATCAATGCCCATTTCTTGGTGATCGGCAGACCAATCCCCACCAGTTTCGGCAACGCCTCGGCGTATAGCTTGAGGTCTTCCGGCTCGCGCGTTTCGAATGCGAACTGTGGGCAGCGTGTCGGGTCGATCTGCCCACGGTTGAGCACGATCATCGCGTACACGATGTCGCGCGTCAGCGTGGCCGCCAATTGGCGCGCGTCCGACGTCATCAGGTCGTGGCGCACTTCGTTGTGGACGTTGCCCAGGGCATGGGTCGACGACTTGCCGTCGGCCTGGCTGGTGAGCGTACCACCGAGGATAGCCTTGGACTGGCTGCGCTCGCACCATTCCATCATCGCCATGTGCGGCATGTGACCGCTATTGCCCTTGGCCGCCTCCTGGAATTCGATCAGCATGCTGTCCGGGATGATGCCGGCGGCGTTGTGACCGATTTCGGCCACCGCGCGCAGCAATGCGTTTTTCTCGTCGGCGGTGGCGCCGGCCGGGTACTTGCCGACCCGCAACGGCAGGCCGTAGATTTCCAGAAACTCAGCCAGATCGCGCACCGAGTAATTCTTGAACAGATACGGCCAGGCGAGGATGCGGTGCAGGCCGGCGCGACCGATATAGCCCGACTTGGCCTTATGCCGATGCACGACCCAACCGAACGGCCACAGCGGCTCGCCATCGACATTGATGCCGCGCAGCCGAATCTGGTCGCGATCGAACCACGGATTCATGAACCAGCGCTGAGGGCGGTGTTCGAAGGATTTGGGAAACCACAGTCGGCCCAACTGCTTCCAGCCGATCTCCAGCGCCGAGAAACCATGGCCGATACCGTCCAGGCAGTCGAGCAGCATGTCCTCGAAGCCGGGCAGATCCTGGAACCACTCGCGCACCTCCTCGGTCAGCGCCTTCTCGCCCGCGCTCGCATTGCGCGGTGGCTTGATGTCCCAGTCCAGCGTTAGCAGCACGCGCTTGCGCTTGCTCATCTCGGAGAAGATATGCGCGTCCTTTTCTTCCATATCGGTGAACAGGTCCGACTGGTCGATCAGGTGGCCGCGCTCGGCATCCTCGAGCAGCCGCGCCAGCTTCTGTGGCGTCAGGCCGCGCGACGGGTGCGCCTCCCAGCTATAGCGTAGCCAGCTCAGTTGCGCGGTCTGCGGCTGTTCGCCCAGGACCTCGCGCTGGAACGGCTGTCCGTTCATGTCGACGATTTGTGGCATGTTTGTCACTCCTACCAGGCGCCAGCGCCGAAGCCGCGCGCGTCATCATCATTCCGTGCCGCGTGACGCGGCACCGGGGTGTAGTCGATCACGCCGACCCCGGACTGCGCGGCTGCCCACAGCATCTGCAGGGCGTCGGGTCCGTCGTCGTGGTCGGCTTTGGGGAAGTGGCGCAGCTGCTCGATCAGCGTGTGCTGGTCGGGATAGAGGCGGATCAACCCGTTGGCCATATGCGGCTGCAGGGTCTCGATGCGCAGCAGCTTGTCGCCGTGCGGGATCACGCCGCGCGCCGGCACCGGGATGTGACGCGCTGCCGAGCGCTTCACCAGTTCGGTGCGCATGAACTCCTGGAACTGGACCGATTCAACCAGCCACAGTACGCAGCGGTATTGCGCCTGGAAGGCGATCACGTCTTCGATGATGCGATCGGGCAGGCGCTTGCGGATGCTGGCTTCGACCACGTCGAGAATGCCGGTCTCGCGGTTGAAGCCGCCGACCAGGAGCGCCGATGGGTCGCGCGAACTGCCGGCCTTGCCCAGCGACGGGTCGCAGGCGCCATAGAAGATCCAGTCGCGCAGGCGGTTGACCCAGAAGTGGATGCACTCGGCGAACGGCGCGTCGTCGCCTGACAGCGGGTCGTTCTGTTGTTCGGAGTCGAAGGCTGCCTTGCCGTCGCGCGCGCGCTTGACCATCAACTTGTAGAAGGTGGTGCCGCCAGGCCAGCAGATCTTCACGCCGGCGTCCATCCCGGGACGGTGCGCCTGGTAGAACGCACGCGCCTCGTCCTCGCCCTGGCCGAGTAGCACCTCGGTCCAGCGATCCCACAGGTCCATGCGCTCGGGCCAGCGCTCGACCGCGCGGAACTTGGCGCTTTTCCAGAGCGGGTTCTTGATTAGCCGCGCCAGCACCGAGTCGTAATGCAGGATGGTGCCGATGATGAACACGTCGAGGCTGTCGTCGGCGTAGCCGAGCGACAGCAGGCTTTTGGTGATCCAGCCCATCAACTTGTCGCGCTGTTCGGGACTGCGGACGTTCTCGTCGTTCTCCAGATCGTCGCCGATTACCAGGTCGGGCCGGTACGGGCCGTGACGGCGGCCGCGGATCTTTTTACCCGAGCCGAATACCTCGACCTTGACGTCGTTGGCGGTGACGATGGTGCCGACCTGCCAGACGCGGCCCTGGCCGGTGGCTTCGGGGAAGTCGAGCAGCAGGCGCGGATTGAACTCCAGCTCGGCCTTGATCGCTTCCAGCATCGGCAGGGCTTGGTCGAGTGCATCCATCACGATGATCGGATAGTGCTTGCGGCCGGTCACGATGCACCACAGCGTTCCGATCTGGGTGATGAGGGTGGACTTGGCGTGACCGCGCGGCGCCGCGACCGCATCATGGTCGCCGACATCGTTGTCGACCACGTCTTGGAAGCGGTCGAACAGGTAGTCGTGAACCGTTGCCGGGTCGTGTTTGACGTAGTGCGGGAAGTAGGTCTGGGCGAAGTAGCGGAAGCTGGCAAACGCTCGTAGCCGACGCGCCTGACTGGTGGCCGGATCGGGGTCGAAGCCTTCGCATTCGGCGTCGATCTGGCGGCGGTACTCGGCCGCGAGCAGAGCGACGTCCTTGAGGAAATCTTTTTTGGTAAGCTTGCTCATGACATTTTAACCGAGAGATTTAATGAAAAAGGTTCTCGACAAATTCACCGCATCGGGCATCGCACTAGTCCTGAACAAAAGGGGCTTTGTGACTCACGACGACTTTCCCATTTGTACGGATAACGACTTTTCTGCGCTCCTAAAGAGCAAAGTCATCACTCTTAGAAACAATGGCTACATCGGTGGACGGTTGAAGCCATGGAGTACCGGGTTCCGCCAGAAGTACTGGACCTATGGGGTCATGGACGAAGACTGGGAACTCACAGAGAAATGGTTAGATGCCTACACCACCGTTACGGGCGGGGAAGATGGCTGCTTGTCATTGAGCGGCTTGTCCATTGGAGATTTATCCAAACTGCTACTCGGTCTCACATTCCACTGCTCTGAAGGGCACGAAACCCGTGTTGACTCGAACCTATACAGTTTTGTGGATCGCAAGAAACTCTGTTCTCAGGCTTACTCGGTGTGCGCCAGCTGTGGCGAAGAAATTAGTAAACCCTTCGACGTCTACCGGTTGTTCTAGCCGTACGCCTTCGCCAGTTCTTCCCCAAATGGCTCGAGCACCTCGACGAACGCCTGGGCATGTTTGGGGAAGCGCTCGCGAATAAACCCGGCCATTTTTTGCACGACCTCCATTGCGGTCGCCAACTGGCTGGTCTCGGGGAGTACCCGCTTGCTGGCGGAGACGGTCTTGTTGAACGAGTCGGCAAGACTCGCCAGCATTTGCACCTTGGCCTCGGCGCGGATATCGTTCGACGCATTGAGCATGTCCATCGTCGCCTGGTACTGCGTTAAAAAACCCGCCAGCGCCGCGCGCGCCACGCTCTCTATGCCGTCGCCGGCCAGAATCGCGGCAGCACGCAGCTTGTCCCAGTCGTCGCCCATCTCCTGCGCGTCGCGCTTCCAGCGACTGGACGTAGATAGCGACACGCCGCACTGCAGCGACGCGACCTCTAGGCTGATGCGATCGAACACGTAGAGTCGGCGCACCTTGTCCCGTGTTTCAGGAGAATGTGCCATGCCTCACAGTGCCCGTTTTACCAGCTCGACCGCGATCGCTGTTCCGACTGCCACGATGCCTCCGCTGATGGCGCCGGCCGTGGCCGCCTGTTTTTCAACATGGCGCAAGCGCGCATCCATGCCGTCCAGGCGCGTGTTCTGGTTCTCCTGGCTCGCCGCGATCATGTCCAGCTTGCCTTCGATACGCCCGAGCGCACGCGCGAGTTCGTTGTCTTGATCGGCCCCCATCAGGCCCCCCCTTGTTCATGGAGCTGTTGGCATGGAATACAGCGGTGGCAACCCGGCATCGCCTTGCGGCGGCCTTCCGGGATCGGCTCGCCACAGTCCTCGCAGTGGCTATAGCTGTGCCCGTTGGGCTGGCGCCTGGCCTGGGCGGCCAGGGCCTGCTCTCGGTGTTGTTCCTCCAGCTCGGTCGCCTTGTCAAACTGGTCCATCTATTGTTCCTGCGGCTGGGTTGGCGGGTTGGCTTGTTCGACGTCGAGTACCTGGTTCAGTTGGGACTCGATGCTGCGGTTACGGGCGGTGTAGTCGATGAACCAGTCGAGGATGTCCGCTTGTGATACCCCGGAATCAAGGGCATCGGGGGCGTTGGTCGTTGCGACAGCGTCGGTGGTAGCGGCGCCACTCGGTTCGGAACGATCACCGGCAGCGGCGCCAGCGCGCTGGTTCCACAGGCGCACAAAGCCGCGAGTAAACACACACTGAGGCAGTGCCCGAGACGGGGCGTCGGGGGCGGTGCGGTAGGTCTGAGTGACAGCATCGATCTGTTCCTTGGCGTGCTGCGATTGCGAGGCCAGTTGGGCGCGGGCGTCGAGCAAGGACTGCTCGGCCTGATTGGCGCGCGACACGCTGGCGGCATACTGGTCATTGGCGGTTTTGAGGGCGGCGGAGGTAGCCTGCGCCTGAGCAAGCTTGAAGTGCGACAGCGTGTCGTCACCTTGGGTCTGGGCCACCGAGAAACCGTGGCGATATCCGTGCTCGTAGGCGAGGAAGGCCGCCCCGGCGAGGAGGCCGACCGATACCAGGGCCGCGATGATCTTGGTTTGGATAGGCATCGGTCGTTCCTTATTGTTGCGCCGGCGCAGGCGCGGCGGCACCCGCCGTGCTTGTGCCGGGCGTCGCCTCATTCACCACGGTCGCCCCGTTCTGCCGCGACAGCATTTCCTGAACGGCTTGCATGGCGGCGGCGCGCGCCACTTGCGCCACCGCTTCCTGCTGCGCCTTCGCCTGTGCCGAGGCCTGGGCGGCGGCCTGGGCCATCGCCTCCGATTGCGCCTGGCGCGCCGTCTCGATCCGGGCTTGCAAGGCCGGTTGCTTGACCAAGCTGGAGAAGCCGGCCAAGGCTGCGCAGACGGTGGCCAGGATGGCGAACGGCAGCGCCGGCATAGCCGGCTGCCACGTCGGCAGCAGCGCGCTGACCCCGCCGAGCACGGTCGACAAGATCGCCATACGCACCGACCACAGCGCGTACCAGTACCGCACGCCATCGACCCAGGCGCTTTTCACTTCGGCCTCGACAGCCTTGATACCGTTCTCGACCTTGACGATGGCGCCGTCAGCACCCGCAACCATATCGCTCAGAACTTCAGACATAACTCCCTCTCTGCCTTGCGGCGTTTGCTCAAGCCGGGGTAGACATGACCACCGGCAGTGTCGAATTTCAGCAACCGGTCACACCCGGCTCGGATCTGACCGTGGTTCATCAACGGCGGGATGCCGGAATGCTCAAGGCGCCCCACGCCCTCGTTCCAGGCGAAGTCGGTGAAGGCGATGCGTTGATTGGTAGTGAGCGAGGGCATCATGCGGTCGACAGGACCGAGGTACTGCGGGACGCGCTTGGCCATGGCCGCCATGCACTGCTGGTGGGTCATGTGCTGGCCGACGTGCACACCTTGGGTCTCGCCGTCGCAGATCGTGAGCACCCCGACCGGGTCGCGGTACGCCACATGGCTTTCCCCCTCGAAAGGGGCGGTAAACGCGATGATGGCGGTGACAATACCGGCCGTGGCACCGGCGGCGGTTTTCTTCTGTAACGGGGTGATGGCCACGTTGCGGACCTCGCTCAATAAACGCTTTCGAGTCTATTGGCCAGGCGGCTCTGTGCTCAGATGGCAGGTGTCAGTGGAAATACAAAGCCCCGCTTGGGGCGGGGCTGGGGGAACCGCTTTAGTTGCTCCTTAGTAACGGAATCACTATGGCGGTAAGTAGATTTTCAACAGCCAGCATCACGACGCCAGCAAATAGAACCCCCATGCCAATCACTTTCATGGCAGGCCATTTTTTGCGGCGCCCCGCTATCAGGGCAGGGATAAGTGAAATTACAAAAACAAGCAAACCCAACGTATTTATCAGCAAGGGCATCGTCATCTCCAGCAGGGATACGCATGATGCTATCCCAAGCCATCGGCGTTGTCGTCCATCTATTCAGAATAAAGACGTTTGTCCAGGGGCAGATGACGGCGCATCCAGCTTCTTCAAAACTCGCCAGATTTGCCGGTCCGACATTCTGTGTTTCGAGGCCAGCGAGGACACCGCGTAAAGCGCGCTGTAATCGCGAGTCAGTGCGTCAAACTCGGCTCGGACCTCACGGTAGAACAGCTCGCGCAGCGCCGCCTTGCACAGTGGTACATATAGCATGTCGCCGCCGAAGTGGTGGGTCAGGATGTCGGCCGCTTCGACGCCGACCACCTCGGCCAGCATTTCATAGCGGATCTCGCCCTGGCGGCTCTTGCGTAACGCGACGGGGAAGGACGTACCGCCGAGCACGTTGACCAGGTGCATCGTCTTGGCCAGCCCGATCAGTCGGACCAGCAGCCGCGCCGACTCGGGCAGTAGGTGTTGCACGTCATCCAACTTCATGCGAGGGGCCTCCCGTGTCGTTTGGCGTCGTAGGTCAGCGCGCCCACCAGCTTGATCAGTTGCTCTGGGGCTAGCCAGTCAGTCTTGTCGACGTAGAACATGTGCCTGGCCATCGCGTCGGCGTAGGACCAGGGGCGGTGGGCTTCCGCCAGTAGGGCTTCGATCTTGCTGACCAGCGCTTGGCGCGATCCCCCTGCGCGTGGTCTGTTCCCCTTTTTCGGCTTCCAGCCACAGTGGCGCAGATGAGCGAGTACCTTGGCGGCGCCAGCATCGGACAGCTCTTTACTAGACGTCACCCCGGCAATGGTCTGTAGCATGGCGCGATAGGTGTCGTCATCCAGAGCCAGTTCTTTCTTGGCGATGTGGATCTTCGCTAACGCCGGATTGCGGCTCATTTGTCACCCTCCATGAGTTCAGTCTGCAGTGGCTGAGCGATCCGCCGGATTCTGAGGTCGGCATCTCCGGTTGCGGTTACTCGAAGGTGGATCGCTCACCAATGCAGGCTGCTATCGTTAAAACTCGTTGCGGAGCCGGCCGTCGTGAACGACTACCGGCTCGACACCAGGCTCTAGGGACCGATGACGGTGGTGGGCGACGGTTGCGCCTCACTGATTTCGATGCTGTCGCTGACCTTGCACAAATGGTTGATGGCGGCCTTGCCGTCGACCCAGTCAGGGAGGTAGAGCGTGATGGTGCCATTGATGAACGTGTCGTTCTTCACGTAGCGCTTTCCCCATTGCTTCTCCAGCTGTTTGCGTTTGGCCGGGCTGACATTGGGGCGTACGGACTTCCGTAGGAACTTCTGCTCGCTATGCGCGGTGCTACCTCGTGCCCATTCGTATTTGAAATAGCCATCCACGAAGGTGCAGACCCGGTAGGTCATTCCTTTGTTCACTCGACGCACTTCCAGCGTAATCCGCCGCCCGTCGCAAAGCAGGTCCGCTCGTCCCCATGGGAGGGACAGCTGCTTGATCAGCTGTTCACGTTGTTCTTGAGTCAGTTTCATTTGATTGTCCCTCGGCTGCTCATCAGTACCGGGCCACCACGCCCGGCAGACCGCCTCGCGGCGGTTTCGCGGGTTCAACCGGCGGCGGCTTCCTTCAAGCGCTTAGCCGGAGTGAACTTTGCCGCGCGCTTCGCTGCGATCGGAACCACTTCGCCAGTCTTCGGATTGCGCCCGAGTTTGGCGGCGCGCTCGACGCTGCCGAATTTTCCCAGATCGGTGATGGTCAGTTGACCGCCGGCGCGCACGGTGTCCTGCACCGCCGTAATCAGCGCGTTCAATACGGACTCGGCCTGCTTGTTGCTCACGTCGGCCTGTTCGGCCAGGTGTTTGATCAGCTCTTGCTTGGTCATGCTTATGCTCCGGTGGTGGGTAATGAATGGGTTTTGTGGCTTCAGACGCCCGCGATGTCGAGCGGGATCGGTTGATACTGGTCGGTCTCGCCGATACGTTCATAGATACGGATATAGGACTTGCTGCCGACGACCTGGACCGCTTCGCCGATCGCCGCCATCGCGCGCTGCCAGCGCTCGTCGGTGATGGCGAGACGGCGCAGCGCTAATACGCGACCGGTGTTGATCTGGCCTTCCTTGTCGGTGTCGAAGGCTTGATTGACGATGGCCTGGATTTCCGGGCGCGCGCCTTCGGTCCAGTCGTGCAGGCACTCATCGATCAATTCCTTGGCCGCCTGCAGACGTTCGTCGAAAGCGATGCGCTCCTGGATGGCGCGCTGCACCCGGTATTTGCCGTCGTACGAATACAGTGTCAGGTTGCCTTTCTTGCCGCCGACCTTGGCGTCGTACTGCTCGGCCGACAGGTCGATGAAGGCGCCGATGTCACCGAAAGCTTGCGCCTTGAAGTCGGCCAATACCTTGGAAACCTCGCGCGCCTTGGTCACCAGCTCGGCGACCAGGCGGTCACGCTCGCGGTCGATCGGGCGGATCATGCTTTCCGGGACCAGGCAGCCTTTGGCATCCTGCCAATAGCCAAGCGGTGCGGTTTGCGTCGTGTTGTGCATCAGTTGCTCCTAAGTCCTACCAGTTGTTTCACTTTTGCTAGAGCCTGCCGGTTCTTCCGCAGGCGCTCCGGCGTAAAAAAATGTCCTTCGGGGGGCGGCTTTGGTGTCGCCAGAAGGGGCTCTGCCTTGGGAGGTGGCGCGGCGGGCGGGTGAACATGACAGTTCAGTTCGGCCAGGTAGTCATCCCACACGGCCCGCCGGGCCTTCTTGCGCTCCATGCCCATCGCAACCAGCTGTTCTACCTCCTTGGCCAGGGCGATCTTGATCGCCGCGTCAAGCTCGGCACTAGGCAACGACTCCACGGTCCGTCCCCAAGGTCTGATTGACGGAGGCGGCCAACGCGCCGAGATCCTGCGCGGCGCAGCCGAGGACATCCATCAGGTCGCGGCAGCGTTCTGCGTTATTGAGCAGGGTCTCGGCGTCCAACTGCTCAGACAAGATCGCGCGGATCAGCGCCGCGTTCTGCGGGGTGACCTGGCGCGTGTCGATCCCGAGTTCGTGGTGCAGTCGCACCAGTTCAGCCACCGGCGCCGGCACCGAGCGCTCGTTCTCGTAGCGCGAGCCGCCGGACTGGGTCACGCCGACCTGGTTCCAGAACAGCTGCTGATTCAGGCCCTTTTGACGGCGCAGGGCGCGATAGTCGTGGTTAACGGTTTGTTCGCTCATTTCATTTCTCCTCGTTAATGACCCATTTCCAACCACACCACCCGGCAACCGCCGAGTTGGAATTGACCCTCGCGGTAGGGACCGAAGTGGTCTTGCTGGCCGTAGCTGTAATAGACGGCGTCGCCGTTGCTGATCAGACGGTGGCAATGTGCACACGTCTGGATACGAATCGTCGGCCGTGCCGGCATGTCCAGTTCCACCTTGACGACAGTGAAACCATTCTCGCTGAGGGCATCGATTGCCTCGGCGACCTTGACGGCCGCGTCGCGGATCATGGCGTTGGGCGATCGCGGTTGAGTTTGGTGGGCTAACAGCATGGTCACGCTCCTTTCGGTCGATACGAGCAGCGCTGGCAGCTACGCCAGTGCCCAAGCTTCATCGGGTGGTGGGTGGGGGCCGGGCCGAGGGCGGCGATCTGGCAGTCGCCTTCCGATACCGGCTGTTGCAGGTGCGGGCACAGCCTGGCTTCGAGCATCGTCGTGACGGTGTGCGCGATGCGATCGATTTTCCCCGGGTACTTGCCGGCGATCACTAGGCTGACCGTGGTGCGCGAGTAGCCGATGCGCTGTGCGACCTCGGTGATGTTGCTGTGGGCGGCTTCGGTACGCAGCCAAGCCAGCCAGCGCGGCTCAGAGTTCGTCATGGTCGACCTCCTCTTGCCAGACCACCTTGCCGAGGTTCGGGTCGTAGATGGACTTGGTACGCTGAACCATGGGCGGGCGCGGGCCGGTATAGCGCGTGGGATTGAAGCGGAAGCGAGTCGGCACACCGCCTAAACCACGGCCTTGGCCTTTGGCCACCACCATCACATAACCGGCATGTGCCAGATGCTTCAGGTAATCGCGTGCGGCGATGGGGGCCACCGGTACAGCCTCGGTGGAGGCGAGCCCGGCCAGCTCCAAGTAATTGAAATCTGCGCCGATCATGCGCATGGTGCGCCACAGCTGCTCCTGCGCTCGCCCCTGTACCACGGGGGAGCCATCGCGTGTCAGGCGCGGCGCTTCAAGCCCGTTGTCGCGGGCGAGTCGATAGCGCTTCTCCTCATGGCCACCCCGGATCGGGTTCAGCGTCTCGATGAAGCCGCCTTTTTCCAGCGATTGCAGATAGGTCTTGGTCGTGCCCGTATCGGTCTCCACCGCACGTGCGACTTCCGTCAGCGTGAAGTTGGCGTGACGTTGGCGTATTGCCTCCCACATGGCCTGGCGCTTGCTCTTGCCGCCGGTCATTTCCAGATCGATCGGTTTGCGGCGTCGGTTTGCGGCGGCCATTACAGGCCTCCCCGGCGCTTGGGTGCGTCACCGGTGTACAGAGGGCGATCACCCCACGTGGTCCGGTCGACGACATCCCAGCCTTCGATCAAGGCCGCGTCATAGATGTTGACCAGGTTGACTACCACGCGCCGTACCGAGCCGTGGCTGAGGGCTACCAGATGTTTCAGTACGTCGTCGGTCAGCATGATGCCCGGGCAATAAATCGGAGCCAGTTTGCGGGCATCGTCCAGGGTGACCGCGACGGCTGGCAGCCAGGACAGCACGCGGCCATGGAAACGTTCGTGCCGCTTCAGCTTGTTCGGCAGCAGTTCCTCGCCGACCAGCAGCAGGCTCGACTGGCTGCCCTCGTAGATGTCGCGCACCAACTCGATCATGCCGTCCTTGGCGGCGGCATAGTCGAACTCGTCCAGAATCAGTGGGCGACGACTGGCAGCCAACTGCTCGCAGATCTGGTCGAGCAGATACGGGATGGTCCCGGCCGGTTTGATCCCCATCTCGAACAGGACTTTTTCCAGCAGCGTTTTGCGACTCCAGGCCGAGCGCATCTGCACGTAGTAGGCGCGGCTGCGGTTGGCCACGGCCACGGTGGCGGTGGTTTTGCCCCAACCGGACGGGCCGTAGTAGACCGCAAGCCCCGGCAGACCATCCTGCCGGTTGACTAGCTTCTCCATTACGACCGCCACCAGATCAAGGTTGGCGATCGGCGCGATGCGATTGACGACTGATTCACTCATTAAAAAATCCCCTTGTCGTGATGTTTCAAATCACGCCGATGCCTGGACCACATCGGCCGTTTTTTTGCTCAAAACCTTGTATTCGTGGCTCTTGGCGTAGCTGACCAGCCACTTGCTCTCACGCTCGGACAGCGATGTCCCGATCCGTGCCTGCGCCTGCAGCTGGCGATGCAACTCGATCCGTTGCTGTGGCTCTTGCGGAACAGCAAAGTCGTCGGGGGCTTGCATTCGAACCGCAACGGGGCGCGTGATCTCTTGGTCGGCAATTTCCGGGGTGGTCGGCATACGTTCGAAGGCGCCCGCGATGTCTTTCCCCGAAATGCCCGGCAGCACGTCGCCTTCGGCCATCGTCAGTGCCGGTCGCAGGGTAGCGGTGGCGAGGTCGATCTTGTCCTGCGCGCGTTTGACCTGGCCCTTGACGCGGTTCTCCAACAACTTGTCGCGCAAGGACTTGGCGAAGGCGGCTGTCTTGTTGCCGTCGAACTCGGCCAGGCACACAAAACGGCCTTCGCGGGTGCGGACCACTACGCTGGCCGGGTCATGGATATCGACCCCGACCTGCACTTCCTGACCATCGACCGCCATTAGCTCGACGCTGAAATAGACGTTGTTCCACAGTTGCACCTCGCCGCGTCGTGCGGTGCGCAGGAAGGTGGGGCGGAACAGGTCTTGCAGTTCCAGCGCCGACAGCGCGGAGTCACCCGGCCGGCGATTGGCCTCGTAATACTCGGCGGGCGTCATATGCTCGCCGTTGCGCTTAGGCAGGCTGGAATGCGGGCGCTGGTTGTACTCGGCAATGGCGGCGTCGAGGTCGGTGACAAATTCCGCGAAGCTCGGCACATGCGGGATCGCGACAGGTTCGCCTTCCGGAGCGTTCTTGGCCACGGTCAGCGCACGGCTGATATCGCGGTTGACCAGGCGCAGCGTGTCGCGGTCTGCGCTGCCGCCGCGATAGGTGGCGTAGCGGCGCGCCAGTGGCAGGGTGATGGTCTGCCAGGCGCGCTCGATCAGGCCGCGGCCCTGCGGATTGCCCGGTATGCCGGTTTCGTGATGGATGCCGACGCGCGGCAAGATCCCGGTCAGCGGCGCGTCCAGCACCTTGCCGGTTTCACCGGCGCCGTTGTCGCTGTAGTAGATCAGCGGCGGCGCGTGGCGCGTCATGGCGTGGCGCAGCATGTCGGACACGGCAATGACGTTTTCCGACAGCGAGATGCTCCAGCCCACCGCCAGTCGGCTTGCTCCATCCAACCCCAGCGTGACTTCCAGCTGTTGCGGCTTGCCGGTCTCGGGGTTGATCACCGTGCATTTCATGCCGTGGCCATCGCCGACCCAGACGTCGCCGGGCTCCAACTGGCTCCAGTCGCGGCGGACGAACGGCAGCTTGGCCGCCAGCGCGGCGCCGGTGTGGCGGCCTTGATAGAGCATCGGCGCCGGCAGCTTTTTCAGCGCGCGGCGGACCGCGTGCTCACTCGGTGCGTCCTCATTGACCGGCAGGGTTTGCAGAAACTCGCGGTACGCCTCGGCCAGCGGCGGCTTGCCCGGCTTGCGATAGGCTGCCAGAAATTCGCCCATCCACCACGGCATGTTCAGATCGGCCTGGCGCTGCTGCGGAGCCAGGCGACGCAGGCGCTCGCTCGGGCTGGTAGTCGATTCGAACATCGCGCACCAGCGGAACAGGGTGCGGCTGCTGACCGTGCGCTCGTCGTTACCTTTGGCGTTGGCACGGTCGACCAGCTGCTGCAGCAGTTCCGGCAGGCTTCGGGTCTTGGCCGCGTCTGCGACATGGAGCGTGGCTTTCTTCTTCCCGAGCACCATCGCCACTTTGTTGACCTCGGCGACCAGGGCGCAACGCGCCTCGGCCACGATGCGCTGTGCGTCGGTCAACTGGTCGACGGTGTGCAGGGTCAGGTCGAGTTGCTCCTCGCGTTGCACCAGCCGCTTCTCACGAGCGGACACTTTGGTCACGCCGGCAGAAACCAGCAGAGACTGCGCCTGGCGTCGCTTGAGTTCGGCCTTTGCCACCTCCGGTAGGGTGTTGACGTCGAATTCGCAGCCTTTGCCCTTGGCTTTGCGCCGGGAGCTCCACCCCTCGCGCTCTGCCGCGATCCGAATTCCGCGCTCTGAGGCGGGAATCGCTGGTAACGCCATGGAGGCCAGTTCAACTGCGCTGTAATGGCTCTTGATTTCGATCCGCGTTTCCATCGACTCAGTCTCCGAACAGTTCAAGCTCGGGCGAGCCGGATTTGAGGACGTTCTCGCGTTGGTAGGCCAGCTGTTCCAGCGCGCGGGATAGGGCCGAGACGGTAATCTCTTCAGCCTCACCTTGCTGATAGAAACGGACCAGTAGTGTCATCGCTTCCGCAAAACTGGCCTGTACTTCGGCCAGGTCAATGACGGAGGCCTTCTTCCCGAGCGGAATCTCGATGACCACCTTGTTGCCGTGCGCGAGACACAGGTATTCGCTGATAAATGAAACCCCGCTGAAGGCCTCGAACTGGCGGATACGATTCAGCGGCATGGACGTTTCCGATAGCCAGCGATACAGCGTCTTGCTCTCGACCCCCATCAGATCGGCCATGACCTTGATCGGGCGCCGCACTGTAGCGGCATGTTCCACGCAAAGTTCGAATGCCTCGGACAGACTTGTGGGGCGAATCGACTTCCAATTGCGTTTTCTCGCCAACATATTGCTTTCCTTGAGAAACGCCGGTGTCGCTACCGCGAGCACCTAGGCATATGATTCAACCCATGACAACGGCACAAACTGTGTCGATCTTGGCAATAGGGGGGAGCGAAGATGGAAAAACCGGCTTAAAATGGCGTTTCTCGTAGCGGCTCGGCCAAATGGTTTCGGGCGTTTCCTCGATCGCAGCGGCGATGATTCGCTCTGCTTTCGGCCATGGACGATCCAAGGCGTTGTTCAGTGCCCCCGCACTCAACCCAGCCTCAATGGAAAGTTGGCGAAGCGACCAGCCCCGTTTATGCAGCGCTGCGACGATGTCCGCCCGGTGCCAATCCACGGCGGAATTTTTTTGGGCGTCAGATGTGTTCATTCCTTAATCCTTTGCACTGATTAGGCATGCACATACTAACGCACATTTTCTAGGTAAACAAGAAGATTTGCGTATCAAGGTAGGATATTTGCCGGTTCCGATTCGTTTCCGATTCGAATTAATGCAACGTTACTCGCAGATGTTAGGTATTTCCTTGGTGAATAAGCATTTCTGCAAGAATGGGAACTGCGCATGAGCGACAACACTCCTGTTCCGATTCAGCAACTTGAAATCGGAACTAGAATTTCTGAGGTCTCTGATCTTCTAGGGGGACGGAAGGTAGCTGCCAAGGCCGCCGGCGTGTCAGAAGACATGCTCTATAGGTACATACGGGGTGAGAGCCGGCCTTCTTTGGAGGCTATCGCTCGACTAGCTGTGGCGGCTGGCGTGTATCTTGACTGGATCGCGACGGGGGTAGGGCCAAAACTCAAAGCGGAACTAGTTGGGCTTGTCGATGTTAACGTTCCTCAACCGCTGGTGCAGCCGACCTGCAGCTGCCAGGACACCTTGGGTAATCCTGTTGATTTGGATGAGTTCGTATTCATTCCGCGTTACAACCTCAAGGCCGCAGCAGGTCACGGTGCAGCCACAGAGGGGGAAGCTCCAGTGTTTTCAATGGCATTCCGTAAGTATTGGATCAGCAACTACTTGCACGCTGCTCCACATGATCTGTCGGTGCTCTCTGTGAAAGGGGATTCGATGGAGGGGGTGCTTAACAACCGTGATGTGATCTTGATCAACCATGCCGACAACAACGCCGATAGTGGTCTGTTCGTGTTGCGTGTAGACGGCAACCTGGTGGTCAAGCGTGTTCAGCGTGTTCCGGGTGGGAAGCTGGGTATCTTCAGTGCAAATGATGCCTATCCGCCATTCGAGGTCGATATGAACAAGCAAACTGCCGATTTTGCGGTCATCGGACGTGTCGTCTGGTTCGGCCGTCAAATTTAGCCAGAAAGTAAGTCTCGTGTGATTGGCTAATGCCAAGAACTCTGCATTCTGGTGTCAAAACCGCGCAAGAACCAATTCGTTTTCTTGCGATTACTGCCAAAAGTTTTGCAAGCCTGTTTTTCGTTCGCGCCGCCGTGAAAGCCCCGTCAGATAAGGGTTTCAGGGTGGCGCAATGTCCCTTTCTTTGGGTGACAAACTAACCATCCCCCCACATGCCGCGGCGTTCAGCCCTTCGTCGGCAGCAAAAAACCGCAGCGGCGATACTCGTGTTCTTCGCCGTGACCACAGCCAGGCCGCCGAACCGGGTTTCCATCCCGTCCCTGAAGGCCCCCGCGCGTTCACGCATGGTCATTCCGATGGCAGGCGAACAGTCATGCCGACCTGCTCTGTTCTTTACGTACGCTTGCAATGCAAATGCGGATTGGCGCGCACGGGGTGGCGCCCCGTCCTCCGCATTGCTTGACGCGAGCTGCATTCTCATGGAAACATATCTATATATGGGAAATATTCCCACGCAACGGGGCAACAATACCGCTCCGCCCGTGCCGCACAGGGCGATAGAAGGCGCTCCAATGAACACGCTTCCGGAGAAAAGCATGCAGCCGTACGATCAAACCTATGAGGAATACCGCGGTTTTGCGCTTGAGGGCACGATAACGGACAGAAGCCTGGACTGGTTTATCCTCGTTCGCATCGAACCCACCCGCCCCGGCTCGCCCGGATTGATTCCGGCCCTGCTCAATACCTTTCCGCGCTCGGATTCTGTCGGGGATGCCTGGCGCTTCATGGCATCCCTGGCTCGCTGCGCTGTCGACGAATATCTGGATGGCCATAAACGCGGATAGCCTGGTCGACGTCCGACCGGCAACGGCAGCTGCCGTCCGATGGCCCTGCTCTTGGATGACGTCCCCGGCGCATCCCGCCTGTCTCGCCCCTCCTCCGCCAAGGTCGATTGCGACACTAGCAGGCTTTCATGCCCGTGCCCGGTTGTCGCTGCGTCCTCATCCCTTGCCGTGCGGGCGCGTGCGCAAGGGGAGCGCGGCAACTTCCTGCAAGGATAGCTCGACCCGGTTGTGACCCAGGCGCCGGGCGCGTGCAAGGGCGCTTCTGGCATTCTCCAGCAAATGGCTGGGTGAGCGCTCGGGCGTCGGAATGGCAGAGCTGATGCCTATGCTCGCCGTCAGGCGCTTGGACTGCCCTGCACCGACATCAATGGCAGAGATCGCGCGCTTGATCTCCAATGCCCGATAATAGGTGTCGACGATATCGGTCTGCGCCATGACAATGACGAAAACCGCATCGTCCAGGCGGGCCACCCTATCCCCTGCGCGGCCGGCAAAGCGGCCGAGCGCCTGCTCTATCCGCTGCAGATACGCCTCGGCGCCGTCACGACCGAAACGCTCGACGGCAGCGTCGAAAGCATCCAGCGCCACGGCCATCATGGACAGGCGCAGTCCATTGCGCCGGCAGCGCGCCCACTCCCCTTCCAGGTGGGCATTCAGCGCGCTCGATTGCGGACCGGACGTCGGCATTGATCCCGGCTCCGTTGCCCCGCCTCGGGCGCTGCCCATATCGCGGTGGGTCAGTACAAAATAAGCGGATGGGACAGCGTTCAGTGGCGCGCAATGCAATTGAAATTCGTGTTGTTCGTGCGCATGGCCAGAATACGCCAGTTCGAAACGCGAAACGTCTCCGCGAATGACGGCGCTGATTCCTTGCAAGGCCCGTGCGGCGGTGGCGTCGCCCGCGCGGCAGTCGTCCAGAAAGTTGCTGCCGGGATGAGGTTCGGGCAATCCACCGTCGTTGGCGATGGAGTGCCCCCATTCCTGGTTGACAAGAACGATGGTTCCTTCGCGATCGATGACCGCGACCCCCTCGCCGAGGGAGTCCAGTACCGAACCGTAATGAGCAAAATCCGCCACCCGATGCCTCCCGTGTTGAGCCCGGTTATCCGCCCTTCATTATCATGACATTCGCAAAGAACAAAAAGAAAATGTAATGACTTGTAAAGAATCATGCGCGCGGCCGTTGTGTTTTGCAGACAGGGCTGTGCGTCTACATACATCGAATAAAATATTCCAATATCATTATCAGTGTAAAACAGGCCGCACCGCGAGCACATGGCACAGCAGGCCACGCCTCGGACATGACATCCCGCGCCCGAGTTTATTTATCGACGATCGCAAGCTCATGTTTTGAAAGGAACTAGCGATCGCGTCGCGGCGGAAATACAGGCTGGGCGCGGCACGGGCTGTGACTGAACGGTTTTGACATGATAAAATCCCATTTGCACCAAATGGTTTTTATAAAGTCGATTTTATATAAAGAGCGGCCATTGCGACCACATAGCCCGTACACAAAAGAAATCGTCGGAGTCCTGGTGATCAAGCTGGTTCTGATCATCGTCATCAAGCAGGTCTGGTTTACAGACCGGCCACCGGTAAACGGGGATAC